CCGGCAGTTAGCCACCTTGGCCGCCCTCGGAATTACCCGAGGTCGCGGTTGGTAGCATTCCGCTACTGAATACTTCAATAACGAAAGATACTGCGCTATGGCTATTGCCGATCCGCAAACTGTAACCATTTCTGGGGTGACTACTTCGTTGCCCCGTGTTGGTTCCGACCCTGGGAAATTTGCATCAGCCGATGGTAACATCAGCCATGACTTTTCCCATTCGTATGGGAAGAGGACTCGACGTCTCGCCAGGATTAATCACCTGAAGACCGTCGCTGATCCTCTCACGCCAGCGAATAATGCCTATCGCTCTATGAGCATTAGCATTGTTGCTGATCTTCCTCCGGTGGGTTATACCGCCGCGGAAGCAAAGGCTGTTTTCGATGGGTTCATCACCCAACTACAGGCAGCCTCTGGTGCCGTACTGGTTAAGTGGTTTGGTGGTGAACAATAATTCACGCCTTACCGGCCGTTGGGCGCGCTATGCGCGCTCAATGGTTTCAACCATATACTGGTCCCTGTTTGCCTTGGTTCTTCTGTTGGCCGCCACATTAGTTTATGTGGTAGTCCGACAAGACCATGGTGAACACACGACGGATCGCTGCACCTGGCAAAGGATCGATCACCAATCTCAAGGAGACTGGGACGATGAAAAGCCTGATGCGGTTACTTTCGTGTGTGCTTGAGGATTCAAGCATTCGATGTTGCACCAGCACCGCGCGTGATTTTGAAACCATCACGCGTCGAGTCGAACACGAAGGGTTGTCGTTTCTAACGATTACCCTACCTACTTTTGCCCAGGACTTCGAGCGAAGCCTGGAAGAAGGTCGAATTGACCACACTCGTTTTTCAAGCTTTAAGAAAAACGGAGCTCTCCCCAATCTACTCCGGGGTTTGCTTGGTCTCGTGTTTGACTCTCGTACTGGAGTTATCCTCGATGACGTGGACATTGACGCCATCTTTTGCATTCGGCAAGTTTGCCTTATGTTTAAGAAGCTTCTTCTTCCATGTTCGTCAGAACGTGAAAGGAGGGCCTATGCCCGTTTTATCGAGTGTGAAAGTGAAGTTGTTAATGGACGTCCGGAGGGCTATTCGGCAGCTGCCGAACGGTTCTCCGTTGTCGCTGACCTCATCTGGGGTTCCGTATTTGGAGATCTTAGCGCTAAGCTTGGATCTTCATCTGCAGTTCTCCGTCCGAGGCACGGTCCAGGAGCGACTGCTGAGCGCATATCTGGAAATCTTAAATATGATATCCGGACTTGGCACAGTAGACTCGAGACGAGATTCCCGAGTGCTGATTTTGCTATACCGAACTATTCGTATAGTGATCAGCTCGACTCCATCAACTTCCTTGAACCTGAGGCGGAACCACCTGTAAGGGTGATAACCGTCCCTAAAACGCTGAAAACGCCTAGAATCATTGCTATCGAGCCTGTTTGCATGCAATACACGCAGCAAGCCGTGCTTGAGATTCTAGTTGACATCCTCGAAAGTCACAGTTTGACTGTGGGCTCTGTCAATTTCACTGATCAGACTAAGAATCAAATCTTAGCGCTTAAGTCCTCTCGTGATGGTCGCTTCGCGACTATCGACTTGAAGGACGCCAGTGATCGCGTATCACTCGACATCGTAAAACTTATGCTTCGAAAGTGTCCTGATCTTCTGGACACTATCTTAGCATGTCGCTCCACGACTGCCGAGGTGCCTGGTCAAGGTGTTGTACACCTAGCCAAGTTCGCGTCTATGGGTTCTGCTCTATGCTTTCCGATGGAGGCAATGGTGTTCTACACCATCGTTGTTTCTGCCGTTTTGCGTGAGCGACAGCTCCAGATCTCCTATAAGAACCTGTTAAGGGTCAAAAAGGAGGTGCTCGTCTATGGGGACGACATTATTGTCCCTAGCGATTGTGTGCTATCCGTGATTCGTGAACTCGAAGATCTCAATCTTAGAGTAAACCAACACAAGTCTTTCTGGACTGGCAAGTTCAGAGAGTCCTGTGGGGAGGACGCATATGACGGCAACAGGGTTACACCTGTTTACGTACGTCGTATGCTGCCTGAAAAACGGTCACAGACTTCGGAGATGATTTCAACAGTCTCTTTGGCCAACCAAATGTATAAGGCTGGCTTTTGGAGAACTTGTCGTTATCTCAGAGCATATTGTGAGTCTATAGCGAAGATTCCGTATGTTCTAGAAACTTCTCCCGTGATAGGATGGCATAGTTTCCTTGGAAACTATGACGTCGGTCGCACGTGCCAATGGACTCATGCACCCCGTGTGTATGGAATGTTGGTATCCGAGACCAAGCGTAGGTCGGTTAGCACCGGCCCGGCTTCACTCATGAAGTATTTCCTCAAGAGAGGGGTTGAACCCTTTCAAGATGTGAAACACCTGGAGTATGGTGGACGCCCCGTATCCGTCGACATCAAGATGCGGTGGGCCCAGCCCTATTAAGGCTGGCTTTCTCGTGAGAG